GAGAGCAGCACCGTCGAGCGCGCGGCCTTGATGTTGCCGTAGCTGTCCACCCGCCACAGCGTCGCCGCCCACGCCACGCCTGCGGACACGAGGACCGCGCCAAGCGCCCACGTCAGAACCTTCACCGCCTTCGTCTTGATCGTCATCTCTGCCTCCAAAAAGAAAAGCCGCCCCGGGGCGGCATCTTTACACTATGTGGTATATTGTAACTTTACGCCGTGAGCTTCGTCACCTTCACCGACGCCTTCCACGAGATCGTCGTCGCGGCCAAACCCTCACAAGTGAGGTCAACGGTCTGATTCACCGTATCCGCAGCGAGGTCGATCCCGCCCCACTCGCTGTCATTCACCTCATCCGTCACAGACGCCCCGCCGAGCTGCGTCACGTCACCCCCGGTGTTGCGGTAGAACGTGCCGACGATCTTCCCGGCGTAGAACGCCGAGCCGTCTGATTTCCGGCCCACCACCGAGGCCTCGACCATGAGGAGCTCGCCCTCCGCCACCGCGACCGTTGCGAGATCCGTCACCGTGGCATCGGTGGTCGTGACGGGGTCGGGGTTGCTCGGAACGCCGGTCAGAAGCCGGATCGCGGCGAGGAGCTGTGCGTTGTCGTCTTTGTCCAGCGCGAGCCCGGCGTCTTCGACGACAGCCGCGATCTCCTCCTGCATGGCGTTCAAGTGCTCATGCGATACCACCGTCGCCTGTTGCCCCACCGATGGATTGCCGGGTCCGTAGTAACCCGGCGTCCCTATCGGGTCTGGCGTCGGCATCACGGCGACGCTGCCGTCAGCATCTGTGCGATACATGGATTGATCTCCTATTCGTAGATATGCAGGACCGTTGCGTGTGCGGGTTTCGCCCTGGCGATGACGCATTCCAGGGCGTCGTCGCCCCATGTCGCCAGCCGTTCGCCGGCGCAGAGCGCAGACGCCCTCGCGAATCGAATCGTGGTCTCCGGCGCGATGACGGCAAAGGCGTGCATCCACTCCTCGCCGCAGCATCGCTCCGTCACGCGGTCGCCGACGCGAAGGCGGTCGTATTCCTCGATCTCAACGTCGTAACCCAGCGCGGCCGCGAGCGTGCGGAAGTATCGCCGCGACTGCCCGCCGCTCTCGATGAGCCGCGCCCAAATACGGTTCCGGCGCTCCGCCAGCGTCTCGCCGCTGCCCGTGCATTCGTCGGGGAGGCCGCAAACCCGCTCCCAGTCCGCCAGCGTCTCGTAGCAGGTGCGGGGGTCGGCCTCGTTCTGGAGGTCGGCAGCCCGGGCGTCGATGCGCGCCAGCTCCTCGGCGATGCCGTGCAGGAGCCGGCCCAGCCACGACTTGGGGTCACGCGGCCAGGCGTCGCCCCTCGGCAGAAGGCCGATGAGCTGGTCCCGGTATTGTTCGGACTTTACGACCATGTGATCTCACCCCGGACGGGCAACTCGCCGGGGCCGCTGACGTGATCGGCGACCGGGGAGATGATCTCGTTATCGAGCTCGCCGGCGGCGATAGAGACGGCTTCGCGCATCCGGCTGAGGAGTATCGTGCCCTCGGGCTCGCCGTCGCGGTAGTGGAGGTCGTCGAGCTCCGCCGCAACTGCGGCCCTGACCTCCGGCGTATCCGGGGAGATGCGGATCTCGTAATCCACGGGGTCGGGGACCGGCGCCGTTACCGTGACGTGAGCCGTTACCGGCCGCTCGTCGTCGATGTGATCCTGCACGTCGGCCACGGCGTCGGCGTCGGGGAAGATGTCGTCGTCGCCGTCTCGAACGAACTGCACGCCCACGGTTCCGGGGCCCAACCACTCCGGCTCGACCCAAACGCGGGTGACGCCCGGAACCTCTTTTGCCCACTTTTCGTAGTCGCGCTCGGCACCGCCAAGCGGCGGCCTGCGGATGCGATCCAAAAGCCTGCCGCGCCAGTTGTCCTCGCTCTCGATGTCGTTTCCACCGGCTATGCCGTCGCCGTCGACCTCGCCCGCGGAATTGATGCCGGCGATGGGCTGCGTGAGTGTGAGCACGACGCCGGGGTCACAGTTGCCGTCGGCCCCGGCTTCAACGGCCTCCACCGCCACCGCTGCGATGCCGCTGCTGACGGTTGCGGCCGCTGCCGCGATGTATTCCACGCCGTCGCTGCGGCGCATCGCAGCCAATGCGGGGACGACCAAACCGTCGGCGCCCTCGAATTCGACATTGCCCTGGGCGAACGTCGCCTCCTGCCGTTCAATGTCCCAGATCGAGGCATGTCGCAGCAGGAAGCGGCCGATTGCGGTATCGGGCCAGAGCTGATCGGCGTTAAACTGCAGATAGCCATGGAGCAAATGCGCGGCGCCGGCGACGACGCGGGCTATGACGGCGATGACGGCGCGCCTCAGCACAGCGCCCGCGGTTTCGAGGCGGCTTTCGAGATCCTGCTTCGTGCGCTCGATGAGGGTTTCAAGTGATGGACGGGTCCACATCAGGAGTTTCTCCACAGGAAGTCGTAGCGGCTGCTCGCTCCGCCGGGCTTCTCGATCTCGATGCCGATCGCGATGGAATACGTGCCGGTGCGCGCCGTCGCGACGGCCACGCGTGAGGCGATGCCGTCCTCGATGAGCCAGCGCAGCGCCTCTTCGCAGTATTCCCGGGCGCGGACGAGTAGCTGCGACGTGATTTTCTCCCGCCGCAGCAGCCAGAGTTTGGAGCCGATGAAGTCGTCTTCGACGGCGTCGGCCCACCACCCCGCGCGGTCGCTGTCCTCCGGCGGCAGCTCCTCGGCGGTGACGCGGCGATCCGTGAAGAGGCTGACGATGACTGCGGTTTTCAGCGTGTCATCGACCTCGAGATCGTTGTCCCTGATGCCGAGGTCGTAGCCGGATTCCGTTTTTATGAGGCGGAGGTCGCTCATGTCGTCGGCATCTGTTCGTTAGGAGCCGCGGTCGTGGCGCCGGTTTCGTTGTGGCCGTGGCCGTTGTAGGTCGTCCTGACGCCGCCAACTGAGCCGTCTTTGTCGATGATGTCGGCCTCGCCCTCGATGTCGCCCACCACGTCGAGCCGGCCCATGATTTTCACGTCCTTCAAAAATGTCGCCTTATTGGTGCTGATCTCGATCTGATTGCCGCGCTTGAGCTTGATGTAATCGCCCTCGTCGGTGAAGAGCGCGACCTCGCCGCTGGCGAGCCCCGTGAGCCTATATCTGCGGTCGTCAACGGCGATGACGACGCCGTGCGACCGCGAGCCGCCGGGGAAGATGATGACGCCCTCCGCCCCCGGGTGGGGGCTGGACGTGAAGCCGTATTGCTGGAAGCGCTCGACGCTGTCCCGGACCTCTTCGTCGAGGATCTGCACCTGGAGGCGCTGCATCTTCTTCGCGTCGTCTACGGCCTTGAGCACGAAACGCGCCACGGAGAGCATGATCCGCCGCTTCAAGGGGTCGATAAACCGCTTGATGGCGTCGATCTCGCTCATTCGGGTTCGCCTTTTTTCGGCACGACGGGCTGCGGCAGGAAGGCGTCGGGCCTGACGAGCACGAAATCCGTGTGCCGCCCGGAGTCGTCGAAACCCATCGTGATTTCGGAGATAAGCATTCCCTGCCGGATGCCCAGGCTCGGGAAATCAACGGAAACCAGCTGATTGATGTCCCAGAGCGCGCCGCCCTCGGACTGCTCGAAGCCCTGCACGCGGGCCTTGACGCTCATGGAGTTCGCCGCCCGTGTCGCGGCTTCCCACTCCGCGCGTCTGCGCGCATCCTCGACGCTGGCTTGATCCTCGGCGATGATGACGAGCGTGCGCGGCCGCGAAACCGTGGCGTCGGTTGCCTCGGCGCGGACATGCGCGGCTGCGGCGCCGTGGTTTTCGTCGGTGCCGCCGCGCTGCGCCTTCACTATATATCGCGCGTAGCGGTCCTTGGTGTCGGCGGAGAGCTGAAACGATTTCACGTTCTTGCCCTCGACGAGGGCGCCGCCGGCCCGCCGGGCGCCGACGCGCGTCAGCACCAAGGCGCCGCTGCCGTCGGTGGCAAACAGCACGCCGCGGAGCTTGCCGCCGCGATCCAGCGCCGAAAACACGCTCTCGCCGGGCTGGATGCTGAAATTCGTGAACGCCGCGCCGGGCGCGGTTTCCGACTTCACTTCCACGCCGTAAGGCGCGGCGAGGGCCTGCGCGATGGCGAGGAGGTCCTGATTCAAGAGCTCGCCCTGGCCGGTGATCGCCGAGCAATCCACGAGATCCGCCGTCTTGTCCCTGCCGGCGACGGTTATCGTGTGGCTGTTGTCGTCAAAGGCGTTGTCCAGAGAGTCGACGTAGCCCGTGACAACAGCCATGCCGTTGATACGGAGCTCGCAGAGGTCGCCGGGGCGGATCACCGCCGGGCCCTGCCCGGTCCAGTTATCGGTGACGCTGAGGCTAAAGGCCCCGGAGAAGCCCCGGATCGACCGCGTGACGGTCGCGGACTTCCAGCCGGCGTAGATGCTGCCGCCGACCGAGAGTTCGACGCCGGCGTCAGCCATTGCGAATCACCTTAAGGGGCCCGCCGGGGACGAAGCCCGGATGTTCGATGCGATTGCGGCGCACGATGTCGCCTTCGCGGTCGAGCGAGTCGTAGAGCGAATACGCCAGCGCCAGCGACGGCCGCGTCTCCAGATTCACGATTTCGACAAGGTTCGGCAGATCCTCGCCCGGCGTCGGCACGGCCTGGACGAGCGCGGTGCGCAGCGCGGCCAGCGACTGATAGACGGCGTCGTCCTCCGTGGCCATGAGCGCGTCGATCTTGTCGGAAATGACGGCTCGCTGCGCCAGCGCGTCGTCGAGCGAGTCGTATTCGACCTCGCCGGCCGCTGCGGCGGCAACGGCGACGGCTGTGAGCTGGACCACGGCCGCTATGGCCTCGGTGTTGCGCTGTTCCTGCCTGCGGGCAATCGTTGTCGCGGGCCCCGCGGGGGTCGGCGCAAAAGCCGGCTCGGTCTCGGGGCCGAAGTCGAAGAACCGGCCCGCGACCTCCACCCGCCCCGCAGCGTCTGTCGGCGTGTAGGGAATCGCAGCCAGAGCCGAGCCCGTGAGCCCGGTGAGCGATCCGTAGGCCGTCGATATACTGCCCCAGTCGAACCGCAGATCGGCGATTGACCCCACGGTGCCGATGATGCCGGAAACCAGCTCGGCGGGCCTCTGAACCAGCGCCACGGCATCATTTACGAGCCGGTGCGCGCTGCG